TGAAGATATATATACTGGAATTTATAGACAATAGTGTATGATCTCTTATAATACTATTGTAATCCCATCACAATCATAACGTGGAATATTATGGCCAATAAACAGCCCACAAATCCCATCATTCAAGATGCAGCACCACATATCCCAGATCAAGCCTATATTGCTTGGGGAGATGACCTAGCCAGCAAACAGGAAGCTCTAAAAACTTCGTCTGAATCTTTAGACGAATTTACAATGGTACAACGATCCAAGGCTGGTAGATTTTACAGGGTAGATTATAGTAATCTTGATGGTAGCACAGGAGGTAGGCCAGGACTAACAAGAAGTGACTATGACTTCTTTAGACCAGACGAAGCAGTACCCAAGCGCATCAAAGATATTATGCGCAGATCTGATGAGATTTACCAAAAGGTTGGATTAGTAAAAAATGTTATAGATCTCATGGGAGATTTTGCTGTACAGGGGATTAATATCTGTCATAAAAATAAAAGGATAGAACGATTTTACAGACAGTGGTTTAAGAAAATAGGAGGAAAGGAACGCAGCGAAAGATTCCTTAACAATCTTTATAAAACGGGTAACGTTGTCATAAATAGACAAACGGGCAAACTTAGTCTTAAAGTTACAGATAAGTTATATAGAGCAGTAAGCTCCCCAGATCTTCAAATAGCTGATATGGATAGTGTGCAAGTAGAAAAAAGAGAAATTCCGTGGAAGTATACTTTTATAGATCCGTCATTTGTAGATGTTGCTGCTGGTCCACTTTCTTCTTTTGTTTCTCAAAAAAGATATGAATTAACACTACCTGCTATTTTGAGAAAAATGATCAACTCTCCTCAGTCCGATGCTGAAAAAGAAATCATTAATAATCTACCTCCTCAGATAGTTCAAGCAGCAAAAGCAAAAAAACCATATCCTCTAGATCCACAAAAGATTTTAGTATTTCACTACAAAAAAGACGATTGGCAAACATGGGCATATCCTATGGTCTATTCTATAATGGATGATATTACAGTTATAGAAAAACTTAAACTAGCAGATATGGCAGCTCTTGACGGGGCTATCTCTAATATTCGTATTTTTAAATTAGGAAGTCTAGAACACAAGATTGCTCCTACAAAAGCAGCCACAGCAAAGCTAGCTCAGATTTTGGGTAATAATGTTGGTGGAGGCACAATGGATTTAGTATGGGGACCAGATATTGAACTCATAGAATCTAAAACAAGTGTTCATCAATTTTTAGGAGAAGGCAAATATGTTCCCCACATGAATAGCGTATATGCTGGTTTGGGAATTCCTCCTACATTAACAGGAACATTCGGAGCAGCCGGAACAACCAACAATTTTATATCCCTCAAAACTCTCACACAAAGACTTCAGTACGGTAGAGATATGCTTATTTCTTTTTGGGAGAAAGAGATCGAGCTAGTACAAAAAGCTATGGGCTTTAAATATGGAGCTAAAATAGAATTTGATAGAATGGACTTAAGTAATGAAGATGCTGAGAAAGCATTATTAATTCAACTAGCAGATAGGAATGTAATTAGTGATGAGCTATTACAAACCAAGTTCGGCATAGATCCAGACATGGAAAAGAGTAGACTCAATAGAGAAACCAGAGAAAGAAACTCAGAAAGAATGGTTCCAAAAGCTGGACCGTGGAATGATCCTCAAGTTGAAAATGCTCTCAAGAAGATTGCTTTACAAACAGGTACCGTAACTCCTAGCCAAGTTGGTCTAGAACTAGAGAAAAAGAAAAGCGGAGAAAAAACAGCTTTAGAACAAAAAATCCCTCCTCAGTCTGGTCCTTCAACGAAGTTGGCAAATGATTCGCCAGAATCATTGCCAGGTATCCCCGGACAAGGCAGACCTAAATTAAGTAAGGATTCTGCACCCCGAAAAACCAAAAAGTTCTCGCCCCAGACTGGAGCTAGCCTAATGCTATGGGCTAATGAAGCACAAGATAAAATTAATGATATGCTTAATCCAATCTTATTAGACTTTTATAACAAGAAAAATTTGAGGAGTTTATCTAAAGCAGAGAGTAAGGAAATGGATTCGGTTAAAACCAAAATCTTATTCAGTCTCACACCAACCTGCACAATTGACCCCGACCTAATGACCAAAGCATTAGCCAACATTCATGCCAAAGAACACGCCACGGTTATTGGGGCTTATAATAATTGGCTAAAACCCATTAAAACAGAAATCAATAGAGATCTAACAGTTGACGAGATTAAACAACTTAAGTCTTCTTTTTATTCTCTGGTGTATAATTCTTTGATCGAAAAATCTTATACTGAGGCTTAAAATGCATATTTTTGAACAAGAGATTAGCGATGGTCTCGAAGAAAAGCTTAAATCACAAGCTTCTATCTCATATGCTTGCGTTGTTGAGCCTTCGAATAAAACCAATCATAGTGTTAAGCACATAAAGAGTTTAGCTTCACTACAAGATAGTGATCTTTATTATGTCCAGTCTATTTTAGTAACTTCTAGCTGGAATAAAAACGATGATATTTTTGATAAAGATGAAGTTTGGGCAGCTAAACATACCCCAGAGGATAAACCCACTAATCTTAATCATGACGAAAATGTTATAGTTGGCCATATTACATCAAACTGGCCTATTACTGATGATGGAGTTTTAATTGACGAAAATACTCCAGTAGAAAATCTACCAAATAAATTTCATATTTTAACAGGATCAGTTATTTATAAAGGATTTTCTTCTGAAGAATTAATGAGTAGGGCGAATACTCTAATATCAGAAATAGAGTCCGGAACTAAATATGTTAGTATGGAATGCTTTTTTAAAGGATTTGATTACGGACTATTAAATAAATCAACAGGTGAATTTAAAGTTTTAAATAGAAATGCAGAAACAGCATTTTTAACTAAACACCTTAGATCATACGGTGGATTAGGAGAACATGATAATTATAAAATTGGTAGAGTATTGAGAAACATAACCTTTTCAGGCAAGGGTTTTGTTGACAAACCAGCAAATCCCGATAGTATAATTTTTACAAAAGATTCTTTTTTAAATAATTCAACAGAAATTTTTGCTAATTTATCAAATCTAGGTGTATTTGATAATCAGTCAACCTTAAATGTGGAGAACACGACTATGAATTCAACTCAGACAGAGACAGTAGCTTCAACAGAACAGACCATTGTAGCAACACCAGATGTTGGCACACAAACAACAGACGTTGTTACAGAAACAACCACCACAACAGAAACTGTTGCAACAGATACGGCTTTTGTAGACAGCCTACAAACAAGAATAGTTGAACTTGAATCTCAAGTCGCTTCCCAATTAGAGATAATTGAAGCTGCTAAGAAAATGAAGGAAGAAGAAGAAAAGAATGAAGTAGAAGATAAAAAGGAAAGTAAAAAAGAAGAAGATAAAGAAGAAGAAACAGAAGCAGCCAAGAAAACAAAACAAGAAATGGCCAAAAAAGATGAAGAAATGAAAAAGGTCAAATCTGAACTAGATGCTGCTCTAGAAGCCATTGCTGGATATAAGATGAAAGAAGTAGAAATGGCTAAGAAAGAAAAGAAGATGAAAAGAAAAGCTTCTCTAATCGACAATGGTGTTGATGCTGAGTCAGCAGAAACCGTTGTAGAAAAATTTGAAACTATGGCTGATGATGCTTTTGAGGCTATGACCAGCTTGTTTGCTGGTAAGATGCCACCATGGTTGGAAAAGATCAAGAAGGGCGACGATAAAGAAGATGATAAAAAAGCCAAAGACAAGAAGAAAGCATCAGAAACTTCTGCTGATCCAGAAGTATTAGACACAGTTGAGGTAGTAGAAGAAGTTAATCTTGGCGTTGGAGGAGAAACCGAATCTTCGGTAGACACCACCAGAGCCGCATTAATCGATTTTGTAAGTAGCAGATTAGGTAAAAAATAACTATTAATAGGGAGAAACTGAAATGGCTCTAAAACCAGATCGTATCGAAGCTCGCACAGATATTTCTTTTTTCATGAACACAGTTGCAGAAAGAGGCGGCGTAGCTTCTGTTGTAACTGGTGGTGCCGGAGTAGCTATGGACGACGCTAATGCTGTCGTTGGCTACGCCTCAGCCGTCTCGGGTGCTCTACCCGTTGGCGTTCTTATGAACGACGTTGTAAATATTGATTTAACCAGACAGCACATCAACTGGTACAAAGACGAAGTCCAAGTCGGGGGCAAGGTAACTCTTCTCCGTCAGGGACAAGTCACTACTAACATGGTTGTATCTGGAAATACTCCAACAGCAGGTGTCGGTGCTTACGTAGGCGCTAACGGCTTACTTAGTACTTCATCCACAAACGCTGTGAAAGTAGGTACATTCCTTGGTAGTAAAGACGCTGACGGTTACGTTAAAGTAGACATCAACATTACTTGATTTTAGAGGAGAGAAAAAAAATGGCATCTAATACAAATAAGTTCCAACCAACTGCAGAAGTTACTGAACTACTAGTTCGTTCTGGTTCACCAGACCGAGAAGTAGCTCTAGCAGCTAACAGAGAGTTTGCAAAAGCTCTCGAATTGCCCCTTCGTCAAGGACTGTTAAGCGGTAACATCCTCGACAATATTTTTGAACCCATCCAATTGGCTCAGAGTGCAACTCCTGAGTTTCCATTGGACTTCATCGCTCCTGGCACAGAAAAGGACTTCGTAGCCTACACTGTACCAAATCATGGATATATTCCAGAGCGTCACGTTGAAAGCGATTACGTCATGGTTCCAACCTATGACATCGGCGCTTCAATTGACTATCTCTTGAAGTATGCTCGTGATGCTCGCTGGGACGTTGTTGGTCGTGCTATGGAAGTCCTAGAGGCTTCATTCGTTAAGAAGATGAACGACGATGGCTGGCACACACTAATGGCCGCTGCTGTTGATCGTAACATCGTAGTATACGATAGTGACGCCAATGCTAATCAGTTTACCAAGAGACTAGTCAGTCTCATGAAGACAGTTATGCGTAGAAACGGTGGTGGTAACTCTGCTAGTACCAACCGTGGTATTCTAACTGATCTTTATGTTTCTCCAGAAGCTATGGAAGACATCCGTAACTGGGGTATCGATATCGTTGACGAGATTACTCGTCGTGAGATCTATACCGCTGCCGACGGTACTCTTAACAGAATCTTCGGAATCAACTTGCACGACAGAGACGAACTAGGTGTTGGACAAGAATATCAACTATTCTATACCAATACTCTCAGCGGCACACTACCAAGTGGTAAGGGTGAAGTTGTAGTTGGTCTTGATCTACGCAAGAGAGACAGTTTCATCATGCCAGTTCGCCAAGAAGTCCAGATCTTCGAAGACGAGACACTACATCGTCAGAAGAGAGCCGGTTTCTATGGATGGGCCGAGCAAGGCTTTGCTGTTCTAGATAACCGTAGAGTTCTACTTGGTGCTCTCTAATCAAGTTAGTTAACTTAACCTAATCAGCTATAAAAGTCAGGGCTGGGCCTAAAAACCCGGCCCTGATTTTTGTCTATAGGTGTACTATAACTATATCTATCTAATTATCTGTTTTAAATAGGATAACAACACTATGCCTGCAAGTAAATACGATTTTTCTATTGAGCAGGGAACATCCTTTAAACTAGCATTAATCTACAAAGATCCTAATAATATTCCTTTTAATATCACTAATTGGTGCGCTAGACTCGTTTGGACAACAGACGATGGAGCTATGCAGATTTTTTCTACAGCAAATACAGACCATAGTATTTATAAGTTTGATATTATCGGAGTTGATGGAAAATTATTGCTACAGATTCCGGCTAATACTACAAACGGATTCATTTTTAGCAAAGCAAAATACGATCTTGAATTAGAAAGTCCCCAAGATATGTATGTTGGAGGAGGAAAAGAGATTATCAGACTAATATTTGGAACAGTTAAAATTACTCATAGATTTAGTGAAAATGAAACTCTTTTGGATTGTCAAACATGAACGACTTTACTGTAATAGTTGAAAATACTCAACCCAATATTATTTCTATAGAAACTAGTTTTTTAGATACTGTTGGAGTAGTGGAAATAGAAAGATTCTCGTCTGCTGGTGTAAGTATACTAAGTAGATCAGCTATTATTGGAGTTGGTGATTTACCAGATATTCCTTTTAGTAAAATTATTGGAAATTTAGACGTATCTAGGATCAGTGGACTAGACCATTATTTAGACCATTACAACTTCGACTGCGGTACCCCATAAAAAAATTTTTTTAAAAATATCGGAGACTATTAAAATGCCAGCTTTAACTACTATTCAGCTCAGAAGAGGATCATCAAGCCTATGGGCAGCTTCTAATAGCCCACTAGCTCAAGGAGAGCTTGGCTACGATACAACAATTAAAAAATTTAAGATAGGCGATGGCACTAGTCTCTGGGGAAGTTTATCTTGGGCAAATATTACCGGAGCTGATTTTGTAGGAACTAGTGGTATAAATGTATCTTATGCTTCAACTTCAGGAACAATAACAGTATCAGTTACTGGATTAAGTTCTAGCTATCTTAGCGATTTTAATAGCGCAGTTAGCGGACTACTTCCAGTAAAGAGCATTATTGCCGGAAATAATATTACTATAACTCCAACAGGAGATAAAGGTTTTGTTATTAGTTCGCCTGTTAATTCTGATACTGTTAAAGATCTAATTGGATCTACAATTACTGGAGTAAGTGGAATTAAAGCCAGCTACGACAATACTGGTAAGGTAGAAACAATCTCGGTTACTGGACTAACTAGTTCTTATATTGGAGATTTTAATACTAGTGTTAGTGGATTGGTAAGCGGAGTATATGCTCCACTAAATAGTCCAGCATTGACTGGAACTCCAACAGCTCCAACTGCTGCTGCTGATACGAACACAACACAAATTGCTAGTACAGCATTTGTTATTGGACAAGCTTCTTCAAGCAATCCTTTAATGAACGGAACTGCTGCTGTCGGAACTTCCAAAAAATATTCGAGAGAAGATCACGTTCATCCAACAGATACAACAAGAGCAGCATTGGCTGGAGCAGCTTTTACAGGATCAGTTAGTATTCCAAGTGGAACTGGTAATTTTAATACTTTAACTGTTGGTAATACGGCAGTTAGTTTGAATGGACATACTCATACAAGCTCTAATATTACTGATTTTAACACAGCAGTAAGTGGACTATTAGGCGTGAAGAGTCTAGTTCAAGGCTCTGGAATTGGTATTGTTAGTGTTTCTGGTAATCATACTGTTAGTGTGACTGGTATTCCAACATCTTTAATTACTAACTTTGCTAGTGGCGTTAATGCTCTTATTGATAATGCTGTTAGCGCAAGTATTGTTGGTGGTAGCGGTGTTGATATCGTATATAGTAGTGGAACTAATACTCTTACAATTAGTAGCTCTTTAACAGCTGGTAGTGGTATATCTTTAACACATAATAGCGGTAATTATGTTATTAGTTTAAGTGATCCTACTATTCAACTAGCAGAGATTACAGATCTTTCAGCTAACGCTAGAACCTTTTTACTAACACCAAGTAGTAACAATCTCTCAACTCTTGTTAGCGATGAAACTGGATCAGGCAATTTAGTATTTTCTAATAGTCCCACGCTTGTTTCTCCAAACATCGGAGTAGCAACAGGTACGTCTTTTAATAGTATCACCGGTCTAAGTAGCTCAACTCCGTTGATGGACAGTATCGCAGCAGTGGGTACTGCAACAACAGCAGCTCGTGCTGACCACGTTCATCCAACAGACACCAGTCGCGCTGCTGTAGCAGGAACCTTAGCTCAGTTTGCTTCGACAACATCTTCACAACTAGCTGGAGTTATTAGTGATGAAACAGGAACAGGATCATTAGTATTTGCAAATAATCCCACACTGAGTGGAGTGACCATTAATGGTAATCTTACTGTTGGTGGTAGTGGTTTAGTTGCTAGTAATATTAATGACTTCAATACTGCTGTAAGAACCAATCGTTTGGATCAAATGAGTGTTCCTACAAGTGACGTATCCTTCAATAGTGTTAAGATTACTAGTTTAGCAGATCCGGTTAGTGCTCAAGATGCTGCCACAAAAGCATACGTAGATGCTGCCCGAATGGGTCTTGATGTTAAAGCAAGTGTTAGAGTTGCTACAACAGCCAATATAACACTATCTGGAACCCAAACTGTTGACGGGGTTACCGTTATAGCTGGCGATAGAGTATTAGTAAAGAATCAGAATACTGGTAGTCAAAATGGTATCTATACGGTAGCTGCTGGTTCTTGGAGTAGAGCATCCGACGCTGATTCTGATGCTGAAGTTACTACTGGACTATTTACTTTCGTGTCTGAAGGTACTGTTAATGCTGATAGTGGGTGGGTATTGACAACAAACGACACCATCACTCTCGGCACAACCAGCCTAGCATTTGCTCAATTCTCCGGGGCAGGTCAGATAACCGCCGGTGCTGGTTTAACAAAGAATGGAAATACTATAGATGCTGTTGGTACAGCTGGTCGTATAGTTGTTAATGCTGATAATATTGATCTTGATACTGTAACGCTTGCTCGCGCTGTTAGCAGTCTCCCAGCCGGAGCGACCTCTGCTCAAGCAGTAGTTTCTAGTGTAACTACAGATTCTTATGGTCGAGTAACAGGAATTATTGACAGCTATATACTTAACGCTTCAACACAGGATAAAGGTCTTGCTAGTTTTGATAGTGGAGATTTTAGTGTTTCTTCTGGCGTCGTAAGTATCAAAGCTAGTGGTGTCGATAATTCTCAATTAGCTAACAGCTCTGTAACTATTGGTTCAACATCAGTTAGTCTTGGAGGAAGCATCACTTCTGTATCAGGACTAAGTAGTGTTAGTAGCACGTCATTTGTTGGTGATCTTAGTGGTACAGCTACTAATGCCAATAATATTGAAGTTGATCTTAGTAGTTCTAATACTAATAATTTAGTTTTTGTTAATGGTACAGATGGTAATCTTAAACCAAGCGTCAATAATAATCTCCGATTTAATGCATCTGCCAATGAGCTTTTGGGTTCATCAAATACCACACCAGCAACAACATTGAAATACTTTATTATAGATGGTGGAACACCATAATTAAGACTGTTTTTAAGTTTTATATTTTTTACACAACTAATAATCTAATCCTTTATGTTGGAATACATATAATATGAAAAATGGTAAAATATTTATAGTTAATGGAAGAGCCAAAGTAAATCCTCCACAACCCCCGTCTCCTCCGCTGTCCTCCTTATCAGCCATGACAATAGGAGGTTGGGGTGATCCTCATCTTTACATTACTACTAGTTCTACAGATTCTAAAAATAGAGTCAGCACTAAAACTATAGCTCAGTGGGGAGATAATAAACCAGGAACTGCAGGAAATAATGAATTGCAGTTATTAGATTTACAAACGTCAACAGATAGTATAAAAATTTATTATACTAATAAGGCTTATGGTAGTGCTAAAGTTATAAGTAATATTAGAGTGGTATACAACACTGTCTCTACAACGTATAACTCTACCACAAGACTAACTCTTGGTCCAGTAACTCTGAATATTCTAAAAGTTGGATCAGGAGCCTCTGCTTATTTGACTTTTGAGATGAGTTGGTCTAACATTAATAATATAGTTAAATTGGGTGGCGCTCTAGTTCCTATTCTTAAAAGAGTAGCTGATAATAATGGAGTTTTATGGAATGGTGGAGACGGAGCAACCTGGGATGGTTTTGGAAAAGCATTAGCTCCTTATGGTCTGAATAGAAGTAGTTTTGAGACAGGTATTGGGGTTCAAAGCTTATCAGAAGAACTAATATTATCAGAAAAAGAAGCCAACTTCCTATCGGTTGCAACAGAAAACTTTACCCAAAATGGTAGTATTTTTGATAATTTACAAAATCTTGGAGAAAATGGAGAGGGTAATAATGCTGCTATTGAGGATTGGGATCCTACTCATGCTGAGGTGTTACCTGTTTTATCTGATAATACTGGGCTAGTGGGCGCTGTTAATATAGAAATTGGTGACCCTACACCTACACCAACAGCCACACCAACAGCCACACCAACAGCCACACCAACAGCCACACCAACAGCCACACCAACAGCCACACCAACAGCCACACTAACACAAACCCCCACTACTACTCCAACAACTACAATAACCAACACTCCTACTTCTAGCTCCATACCAGCTACTCCTACTCCAACAGTAACGAAAACCCCATCAGCTAGTCCAGTAGCAGCTAGTAGTGGTATTATTGTTCAGTCTAGCGTATCTAGTACTCCAAGAGCATTAGTTGGTGGTGGAGTAACTTATAATCCAACATTCATTAATAGTGACTATAGACAATATTATGGTCAAATAGTAGATCGTTGGAACTATACAATAAGTAATGGAAGATTACCTTATGATAATATTTGGAATAACTGTTATTTGTTTAATGGTGGTGGAACATATTATTTTAATTTTATGATTCCAACAGTACTTACAAAGTATAGATTATGGAATCCATTTAAAGTCAATGTTCCATGTCCTGGAGAAGGAGGTTCTTGGAGTAGTCAAAATGGATACAATAAATATTTAGATTTTGGCAACCAAACTCCTCAATCATGGAAAATACAAGGAACTAATGATGATGTTAATTGGGTAGACATTGATGTTAGAACAAGTCAAGCAAGATTACCATATGCAACTAGTAGCATAACAGCTGACAGTGCATATTCAGAATTTTCTGTAGGTTCACCAACTGCATATAAGTCATATAAATTTATTGTTACTGGAACAGGAAGAGATGCGCACTCTTGCAATAAGAGTGGATGTTCTTATGACTGGGTATTAGGAGAGATACAATTATGGGGATATGAAAGTCCGTCGTCTACAAGTGCTATTCACGGATACTATTCATGTTTACCGACAATAAAATACTTGAATGCGTCTCAAGGATTTGATACCTCTTCATTTAAGAAAGTATTTTTCCAATCTGGTGGTCTGGGAGGAGATAATAGAAATAAGTGGTCAGTATATCAACACGGAACGCCGAATAGAACTTGGTATGATTATTATTGGGATATCCCATACAAAGCTATCGGAGCAACTGAGACAGGGTATTTTGGTTTTGATTATGGGGTAGTAATAAATTCTTATAGCATAAAATCTATAACTAACCAAAACGGAGGTCTATACTCTATCTCTTCTTGGGAATTATATGGATCAAATAATTTTTCTTCTTGGAGCTTGTTGGATAGTAGATCTGGTGTTGGTTCAAATGACATATCAACAAATTATAGTTTTAATAATTCTACTAGTTACAAATATTACAAATTAATAGCTAAGGACAGTACCAGAAGTTGCAGTAAAAATGGATGCATTTGGGGAAATGTAAGAATTTCTGATATACAACTCAAAGGCTATATAACATAAAGGATAAATTATGCCAAGTGAAAGAATATTGATTGGAGGAGGAACGGGGTATGACAAAACCAACGTTGATGCCAAATATCAACCATACTACAATTTTAGGACCTATGATATTTATGAGATTGTAGGCTATGGTGGTGGAATAAATGCTGTATCTTCTTCTACCAACGGTCGAGTATATATTAGTAATCAATATACCATAGTAACCAATAGACTTTTTACTGGAGTTCTACCATATGCTGATCCATATGATAAAAACTACTATTGTCAAACATTAAGTTTGCCCCCTGTAATACCTGGTTATCTTCCTGGATTATCCAATGCAAATGAAATATTTTTTACATTTGGACTTCCCATTACTTTGACAAAATACAGAATATGGAACGGTTTTGCAAACGGAACAAGTGGACAAACAAGTAGTAATATGGGACTAGATACCCCAAGATCATGGGTATTATACGGAAGCAATGATTACATTAACTGGACGGCGATAGACTCAAGATCCAATCAGTCTCCATTGTCATATGCGACTAGTAAACTTTGTAAAAATAGTCCTTATTCAGAATATTCAATAGCGTCTCCATCAGCTTATAAAACATATAAGCTATCAGTTACTACTGGAGCGTCTAATTCTGCTCTTGCCATAGATTGTAATAAAAGTGGTTGTACTTATTTTTATGGATGGCAAATAGGAGAATTGCAGTTGCTGGGATATGAAAGTCCAACGTCTTCTTGTAGTTTGCATGGATACGATACTCTACTCCCCGGAACAAACGGATCTATGAGCAAACTATTTGGATTAAAAAATGCCTGTAAAGAAGTTGGTATTAATGAAGGATCTGTGTCAGATAGTAGTTATAGATATCTATCTACTCTTTGGGCATATAGGGGAGATTGGACTTATGAAAATATTTATTATTCTATACTTGGTCAAACTAGAACATTTAGAGCAAATTACTATAGTGGCAATTCAAATGCTGTTATAATTTCAGCATCTATTGATATGGGTCAAGCATTAACCATTACATCTTATAATATGCTGGGAGGATATGTTGCGGATGGTTGGAGTGTAAAAACAGATGGTTCTCCTAAAAATTGGACACTCTATGGGTCAAATAATAACTCAACATGGACAACTATTGACTCAAGGACAAATGCCAGTTTGACGTATACAGCTTATTCAAATTATAGCATAGGCTCTCCTTCGTCATATAGATATTACAAGCTAGAAGTTAAAGGAGGAGGAGGTTCACGAACTAGTAATTGTGACAAAGGAGGATGTTGGTATAATATAGCACTAAATGACCTTCAACTTGTAGGAATCATATCATGAAAGGTGTCTGTGCTTTATTCAATGGGAAGGCTCTTGCTCTTGTTACAAGAAGCGGAAGTCATGCATTAATGAATTTGATGCTTCCAAAAGATCATATAAAAACTCAACCAGAACCTTTTAAAAATGAAAAATGGCACCCTATAATGAATCTTACCGGCCATGATCTAAAATTAGGTTTGCCAGAATGCGAAGTTTATTGCATGGTTCGAGATCCGATTGAAAGATTTAAAAGTGCTTGTGCAAGAAGGAATAAGACGGTGGAAGAAGGATTGTTAGAAGACGAGGTTCACTTTTGGAGCATAGAAAGTATGGGACTTATAAATGATAGTATTAAATACTTCTTATTTCCAGAACAAATAGATGAATGTGCAGATTGGCTAGGATTACCAACTCCAGTACCAAGAGTAAACGAAGAAAAAGATGAGAAAAAGCCAGTTTTAACTGAAGAACAGCTTGAATTAGTAACCAAACAGTATTATAATGATAATGAACTATACCAAAGATTAAAGGAGAATTACTATGGCAAATAATTTTGATGGTCAGGTGTTGTTAGTTCCTAATTTTATAACAGCAGAAGAAATTCAAGCTCTTAAAGATTGGGCTAATCAAGCTGTAATTGATGGACAGTTTGTTGATGGGATTACTGGGGATTGGGATAAAAAAGAATTTAGTACAACAAAACTGAGACTCACAAATCGCATGAGTCCAAAGATTGATTACCCAGACTTGGTCAAGACTTTGCAAGACCGAATTCGTCAAACAATTCCGCTAACAGCACAAGCTCCGGTTATTGAGAATCATGGTAAAGACGGAGTTGTTGTGAGTGTAACCTATAACGACGGTGATGTTTACAAGCATAAAGATCCTAGTGTTGGCGAAGGAGTAGTTGGATTAAGATGTAATATTCTTGCTAGCAAAGCACAGAGCGGCGGTACTGTTCATGTTGAAGATAAAGCCTATGATTTAAATGAAGGCGATATGATGTGCTATTTAGTAACAGAACTTTATCATAGTGTTGATGTTTGTCATGGAGATAATCCACGAACACTATTTATGTTTGGATTTGTTGTTGATAAAGACACCTGGGTAAACCAGTAAACTTTAAAAATTGACAACTTTCTTTAAATAGGTAATAGGTGTATTATAACTAATATACCTGTCTTATAGGACTTTATTAAATGGCCGTAAATGATCTTATACAAATACGCAAAGGAACTTCTGCTGCATGGACTTTGGCCAATCCAGTATTAGCTAGTGGTGAGCCGGGATATGATCTGACCGATAAGATTTTTAAAATTGGTGATGGAGTATCAAATTGGGCTAGTTTAGGTAGTATTAATTTAAGCTCATCAAATATTACTGATTTTAATAGTGCTATTAGTGGTGTTTTACCAGTAAAGAGCATATCCGCCGGAAATAATATCACTATAAGTTCTGTCAATGGGGCCTATACTATTAATTCAAGCAACGGAGGAGCTTCAGCAAGCTTTGCATGGTCTACTGTTCCCAGTTCACCAACAGCATCCGGAGTTGCTGGTAACGTTGCTTATGATAGCGATTATTTCTATGTTGCTACAGACAACAATACTTGGAAAAGATCAGCCCTATCAACTTGGATAGTCTCATCCCCTACTCCAACAGTAACTATAACACCAACAATAACACCAACAATAACAGTTACGCCCACCGTAACCCCAACCCCAACACCCACATCGGTATTTGATACGACTCTAACAATAGCTTCCGGAACCAATTCTTCTTCTGGTAATGGAGTCACACTTTCTGGAACTTCTGGATCTAAGATAAGATTTAATCAAATCCTTCCTATTAATAATCCATTATCGTTTATAGACATCAGAATATATATAGCAGGAGTTTATAGCTATAGGATCACAACATACTCAGAAGTAGTAACCGCAAATAAAACATTCACATTAGCAACTAATACTGGAACAACATATGTCTCTTCTTTTGGAGCAGGAACAGACCTTGGCTCTTATAGAAGAATTAATTTTTAATGAACAATAAACATTTAGCTATTGCACCCAATTCTGAGGAATATATTTTAGATGAGACTATTGGATTATAAGTTATTCCAATTTAGCCACTTAATTTAAAACATTACACCAATCAACATAAGGTGTATTAAAGACTAGACATTCTATCCTTATAAAAGGGTCAAAAAATGAGCTGGAAAAATGAAATACCCATTATTGTTAGAGTTTGGATAAACGATCTATCTGAAACCCCAACATATAGTGATGATAGATTAGAACAACTAATTGCTGTAGCAGCTCAGTATGTTAAAAGAGAGATTAATTTTTCCAATACCTATACGATAGATACGGTCAAGTTAACCATCACTCCTGACCCAACCCAATTAGAATCCCCAGATCAAGATTTTATAGGATTTGTGGCCCTAAAAGCCGCCTGCTTATTAGATCAAAGTACTTTCAGAACCAAAGCTGCTTCAGAGGGCATCAGAGCTGCTCTAGGACCTGCTAGTTTAAGTGTGGGGGGAAATCTTAAAGGATATCAAACCATATTGGAGATGGGCCCCTGTGCAATGTATCAAGATCTTAGACTACAATATGAGATTGGTAATGCTAATGGTATCAAGTCTATTCTTTCTCCATTCGTTGGTAATAAATTTGACCCAAGTGCTATTCGATATAGTTCTGATAGATCACGAGATTTTTACTCTTAAAGGAACCATAGACAATGCCTGCCGCAACACACAATTTTCTCCTAGAGCAAGGTTCTGATTTTCAGATTACATTTAGATATCTGGATGAAAATAACACTAGTGTTAATATGACCAACTGGTATGTATTATTTAAATTTGTTAGTAATACTGGTCAAATATATACTTTTGATAATATTACTAAAACATCAGACTATTCTTTGATCGCTTATAGTAATGGAGATATTGTTTTAAATATCCCAGCTCACATTACAAATAATTACTCTTTTGAGACCGCAGTCTATGATCTTGATTTACAGGAACCTAATGAACAATATTCTGGTAGTGGACTTAAAAGATATAGACTAGCCCAAGGAACCATTACCATAGTCAAAAGAAATACCACAATACCAGCATTTGATATTAGAGAGCCTATAGAAGGTCAAATCCTAGATGCCTGCACAATAAATTGTTCTGCTTTTGATTCGTCAATATATAATGGTCCTAGAATTTATATAGTAGATAATGCGACCAGCACAAGCTCTATCACTATTATGGATAGTAGACCAATAGAAAATGTAGAAATAGGAATAAATGGATTAAACCATAATTCTCCACAAGACCTAACCATGTTTCTAGCTCCTCCTTCTGGAGATAAAATACTACTATTTGCCCACCACAAAATATCTAATTATGTTCCTGGTTTTAGTTTTATGTTGTCCGATAGGGCTTTACCTCAGACTAATGTATCTAATACAAAAAATGGTGGATTGTGTAAGATTATAGATAAAACAAACAGCACAAGATTTGACAATAGTATTCCAATGACAATCTGCGATAATTCAGGATGTTCAGAAGCAAGAATCCCAATATCCATATCAAATGGCTCCATAACATTGGGGGCTCTTAATAATGAAAATCTATTAAGTTCTTTTGGCCACCTCAAAGGTTATGTCCCATCCTCTGGAATATGGTCTTTGCACGTCTGTGACAATGATGCTTCTGTATCAGGTCTGATAGATAATTGGAAATTAATTATTACTTATCAAGAGTGAGCTTTATATGATTTTTGTTCAAACTAACTACAATATAAAAAGTAATCGAACTCAGGTGGATATTCCTAATGATTTTCAAAATATATCATCCTCATCTGCTCAAGGCATATCTCTTCTAGAACAATTCGTTACCATACAAAGAATTCCTTTTCAGCAACCTTCAGTATTATTTCAAAAAGAAGTAGTATCTTTAAACGCCACGAACCAGACTATATCTATTAAGTACTAAATATGTTTGATAATCTAATTACCCCACAATTTAAACAAATATTTGATGATGCTATTAATACTATTTTAGCAGAGGGATCTTTGTCTGTTCCTTGTAGGTTGATTTTTGACAAAATGAATAGTCCTGTTATGTGCAACAATTGTCAATTTGATCCTATCTCTCATCTTTCAGCAAACATATACAACGGATCTGGACCACTACCTTTCTCTGATGGCCAAACATGTCCAGTATGTATGGGCGATGGATATAATAATAGTGGAGATGTTAGTGAAATTTTACATTTGGGAGTTATTTTTGATAGCAAGTACTGGTTAAATATACCTCAAAATGGAATAGAAATAGCTAATGGATCTATACAAACAATATGTTCAAGCTCCTATCTCAACAAATTAAGAAATGCAAAATATTTAGAGATAGTAGAATCTCACGGAGTAGGAAGCAAGTCATACGACAGAGCAGGAGACCCCAACCTTTGTGGTTTCGGTAATACAAACTATTGCATAACAATGTGGACCAGCAAATGAACTTTGATATTATCATCATGGAATCTGATAGTGAAATTAGATCGCTCATTTTAGAAGCGATGAGAAGTCATTTAGATATTGCTTTTAATAAGTCTATTTCAGAGATTAGAGAAGAAATCAAGAAAATATTTATAGAAGGACTTAAAAAAGAACCAGAATATGAGTCCTTAATGTCCGGTTCACTAAAGTTTGAGTTTGGCATCCCAGACTCTACTGCTATAGACAGAGTTATCGTTCTTATGGCAGATACACTAGAAATAAATAAAGTTCCAATTACTGCTTCTAATTTTGGTCTTACTGGTGGATATAAAATGACCATGATTAAATCAGATGACATTAATGGAATTATTAAGGATGAAGCAGCTACGGTACAGGATGATGCTAGGGGATATGTTTTACCTTGGTTAGATTGGTTATTGTTTCAATCCAATAAGCCCATAGTTAAAGACTTTGAGGTTAGATTGGGACCTAATAATAATTCGCGTACAGGAATGGCTATTATGGTTGATTCTAATAAAAACTGGAGAGTTCCTCCTCAGTTTGCCGGTTCGATAACAAACAACTGGACAACAAGAGCCATAGAGAATATGGAAAAAGATATTTTAAAAATCATGCAAACCAGTATTGAAAAGAACATTTAATATGACTGAAGATTATACAAAATTTAATTATATCACTAGTATTCGTAATAAAAATTCTATCTCTCAAGTAGAAGATAATCTAAAGCATTTTTTAGATTGGTCTTTTTTACAGATAGATGGTTATGTTAATGTTAATCAATCATCAGCTTCACAGTCTGGTTTATATACTCTCAGACCACAACCCCAAGTAACAGGAACCTCTGTTGGATCTCAGGCAAAAACTTGGGAAGGCCCTGTAAAAGATTGGATTTACGAAGATACATCAATCCTCGATCCTGCTAAAAATATTAATCATATTTCTGGAGTATCTTTAAATAATACCTTTTTGCCAGCGCCAACAGGTAGTGGTAATTATGGATATTATATTGATTATCCTTTGGGAAGAATAGTTTTTAATAATGCCATTAACTCTAATAGTAATATTAAACTTGATTATGCATATAGATATATCCAAGTATATAAATCTAATGAGGCAATGTGGTGGAAAGAATTATCTGATATTATTTATACGACTAAAGATAATAATTCGTATAGTACTCTATTATCTGGTCATAAAGTTCAACTTCCATTTTTAATTATAGAACCTGTCGCTAGAATTAACCAAGAAGCTTATGAGCTTGGGAATGCTAAAAATATGATATCTCAAGATATTTTATTACATGTTTTTACAGAAAACACCACTCAAAGATCCATCATAACTGACATTTTATTATCACAAAAAGACAAATCTTTAATTTTATATGATGTTAATAAAGTGGTCAAAAATGCAGTTTATCCCTTAAATTATAGGGGAGAAAAGAATATTAATGGTCTTACTTATTCTCAACTAGTAACAAACCCTGATTATCAGCACCAAACGTCATATATTAAATCGGCTGACTTGGCAGAACTCAACAATTTTACGTCATCATTGTACAATGGAATTGTTCGTTGGAACTTAAAAATTTTTCCTTGATTCCTTTTTTTTGGTGTAAAACAGAATAGTCAATTAGCGTCGTCACCAGACTAAAGAATTAAAAGAGTCCTTTTCAACCAACACGATATCGGAGATTCTAAAATGGCAAATAAAAGAATTTATTACGCAACACAATCAGTTCAACTACAGCCGGTTAAGGCTGAAACAGGTGGCACTTTTACTCTAGGTACTTACGTTTCTCCCAAGGGTCTCCAAAGTGTTGGAATGACCACAAACTTTAATCTAACCCAGCTATTCGAGCTTGGTCAGCAAGACCTTTATGATAACGTTGAGGGCGTTCCTGAAGTAGAAGTTACACTACAAAAAACTCTTGATGGAACTATGCCTCTTTATCTGCTATGCATGGGTGGAACAAACGGTGGTGGCTCTGGCGGAAGTATTGGTTCACTAGCCAATAATCGTGTTAACTTTAAATTAGGTATTTTTGACGATACCAAAACTGCCGCCGAAGGTGCCACAAGCACTGCCGTTGAATGCACAGGCATGTATTTGTCCAGTATTGGCTATACATTCCCATTAGATGGTTTTTCCACAGAAGACGTCACCCTTGTTGGCAACAGCAAGAAATGGACTGCTAGTATGACGGGTGGATTCAATGAAAGTACTCCACAAACTGCCAAGACTGCTATTCGCAGATTGAATGTCAATATTGCTGGTTCAACAATTCCAGGAGATATTCCAAATCCAGCCGGTGGTGGAAGCCCTCACTTTCAGAGTATCAATGTAAAAGCTAATCTTGGAAGAGAAGCCATCAATGAACTTGGCAAGATGGCTCCATACTGCCGTTATGTCAAGTTTCCACTAGAGATCACATCAGAGTTTGTTATCACAGCAACAGACGGAGATAAAGTAACAGCTGACGACATGATCAGTTACGGTGCTTGTTCAGCTTTCAAGAATCTAACAGACCGTCAGATTACTATTGCTGTTTGTGGTAGTGGTACTGGAGATACCATGAGCATTAATCTTGGACCCAAGAACAAGCTAACAAGCGTTAACTATACTGGTGGAGATACTGGTGGCGGAAATGCTCAGGTAACATATAGCTACCAGACATTTAACTCCCTTACTGTTACTGTTGCTGGTAGTTTTGCCTCTGTCTGATAGACAATTATAATTATAGGGATATGGTTCGAGGACTAAAATGGATAATAATGACGAACTTTTTAATATGGTAGGACGGCTGTATGTGGATGTTTATAATTCTCACAAAGTTATAGACATTCTACAACAGCAACTAAAATCCAAGGATCAAGAAATAAGGGAACTCAAACAGCCCAAGGAATCAGATGAATGATGCTGACATTGAACTCTATCTTTATAGAATCCTTTGTGGCTATCTTATCTTTTCTTATGATAACGAAAGATACGAACTCAGATATGCTTCTAATGTTCTAAAATACGAAGCGTCCATATTGTATGATAATATACTGAACGATGAAAAATATAATGAATGGATCAGAGAAGAATATTTAATTAGGATTATGATTAATTTAGGATTATGGGAAAAAAATACGGAAAAAGTAATCTCTCAACTGGAAAAAACAATAGATAATTTGAAAGTGGATATATTTAAAAACTACATGAATAAAGATATGGTTAATAATATAAGACCCAAAATAAGATCTATGGAAGGTCAGCTGGGTAGAGTTTTAAAGACCAAGAATGATTTCCATTCTAATACTTTGGAAGGTTACGCATCATCAATCAAAAATGAATTCCTTATCTGTAATACGTTGTACAAAAATAATAAACTTGTTTTTAAAGATACAGCCAATAATAACTCTAAATCTTATCAGTATTTTAATAATTTAATTCATGCTATTAATGAACATACCATTAGTATGGCAGATTTTAGAAACATAGCCCGAAGTAATGCTTGGAGATCTTACTGGAACGCTAATAAGGATAATGTTTTTAGCTCTCAGGTGGCTGACTGGACTGATGAACAAAAAAGTTTAGTCAATATTAGTAAAATGTATGATAGCGTATATGCTCACCCAGAATGTCCTGATCAGACCGTGATTAATGATGACGATTTCTTAGATGGTTGGATGATTCATCAAAAGCGAAAAATAGAAAAACAAAAAACCGAACAGTCTATTGACATGGCTAATCCAAGATTAAGAAATGCTCAAGAAGTATTTGTACTATCAAATAATGAAGAAGATGCTGAAAATGTGTTTGGCTTGAATAGTGGAGAAGGTATGCATAGAATGAAAGAAAAATTTGCCATGATTCGAGAAGCTAAGGAAGTAGACGATTTAGATTTGCCAGATGTTAAAAGAGAAGCTGTAAATCAACTGAATTCTATGCTAAAACAAAGGAAATCATAATATGCACAACGAAGAACAAGAAATCTTTAAGAACATAGAGACCAGACTAAAGACTACTATGATAGGATCTTTAGCTAAATTTGAAGAATATTTTGGTCATTTATGGGAAGAAGATAATAAAAATAGATTAGAATATGAGAACTTGTGGGAACAGACTCGTACTTCTATATTAAATAATGGCAATAATCAGATTCGACTAGCTCTAGATGAGCTAGAAGATTTTTTGGATAGGAACTCAAAACCAGGACCTAAGACTAGTGCTTTTAAACAGAAATATCGATATAAGTTTTATTTTAAAAACGGAGAAGATCAATGAAGACAAAAACTTTTACTGCGACCGTAGATGGTGTTGAGAAGGAATTTTTAGTTCGTAGCCCCTCCCTAACAGACCAGAGAGAAGGACAAAAGGTATATAATCAAGCCTTTACCGATGCTGTAAAGTCGAAGAGTGTGGTTAGGGCGAAGCTAGACGATCTGCTACAGGACCAAGGACTATGGAATGACGAGAAACAGGCCAAGTTCACGGCACTTCAAAGAGAACTCCTAGACGGAGAAAAGAAACTAGCAAAGGGTGGCTTCAGTTTAAATGAGGCTAAAGACCTAGCAGTTAAGATGCGCCGAACACGAGAAGAGATTCGAGATCTTATTAGTGTTAGAACTTCTCTGGATAATCATAGTGCTGAAGGTCAAGCAGATAATGCTAGGTTTAACTATCTTGTATCAGCATGTTTGGTGTATAATGATACTAAGCAAACATATTTTTCGAACATGGAAGACTACCTTAATCGTGCAGGAGAATCAATTTCAGTATTAGCTGCTCAAAATTTGGCTAATATGTTATATGGTCTTGATAATGATTATGAGTCAACATTGCCAGAAAATAAGTTTTTGAAAAAGTACAGGTTTGTTGACGACAAACTAAGATTGGTGGATAAGAAAGGACGACTAATCGATAGTGAAGGAAGACTAATCGATGAGACTGGACGATATATTGATGATCAGGGTAGTTTTGTTGACAAGTTTGGCAATAAAGTAGACGCACAAGGAGACTATGTTGTTGAAGCGAAACCATTCCTGGATGATAGTGGGAACCCCATCGTTCTTGACGAGGATGTTAAGCCTGACACTGTTGTGTCCAGCGATGCTCCACCTACAACAACAGATAGTGTCACACCACCCGCAGCGTAATAGTTTTTGGTTAATTATCTTCTCTGGCATTATCCCCTCTCAGGCAACTGTTTGGGGATTTTGCTTTCTATAGGGACAAAATAAATGGCAGCATTTAATTTAACAGCACAACTAAATCTCAAGGGACCATCTAATATTGGATCAATAGTATCCAGTATTAAAAATCAACTTGGGAATATCAATACTACAGTTAAGTTTACTCTTGATCCTAATGCGGCCAAGAATGTATCACAGTTGGATGCCTCTTTAAAATCTCTTAATCAAACATTTAAAGACACCCAAGTATCAGCAACAGCGGCAGCAACGGCCGTATCCAAATTTACTTCAGCCATGAGCCAGGGTAATTCTGTTAGTCAATATAGTAATCAATTAAACCAAGCCAACCAAGCTGCTAAAAATCTATCTAGTACTCAAGCAGCGACATCTCAAGCAATACAAGAATCTTCTTCTAGTATGCAAGAGTTCGGCAAGCAAGCTGGTTTGGCGGTAAGAAGATTTGCTGCATTTAGCAGTGTTACAAGTGTTATTTATGGACTAGTTAGTGCTGTTGGTAAAGGAACATCAGAATTTATCTCTTTTGATAAAGAGTTTGTTAAACTACAGCAAGTTACTGGAGAAAGTGCTGAAGGATTAAAATCTTTGGGCAGAGTAATTACTAGTTTATCTGCTGGTCTTGGAACATCATCAGCAGAGTTGGTGGATATTGCTTCTACATTAGCACAGGCAGGCTTGAGTGCTAGAGATACAGAAAAAGCCCTTAAAGCATTAGCATTAAGTTCGCTAGCTCCATCTTTTGATAGCATGAATGAAACGGTCGAAGGATCTATTGCTTTGATGAGACAGTTTGATATTAGTGCTAGCGACCTGGAAAAAGCACTCGGCGCGGTCAACTCAGTAGCTGCTAAGTTTGCTGTAGAAGCCAGCGACATTATTACTGCCATTCAAAGAACCGGTGGTGTGTTTGCTACAGCAAGCAAAGGAGTTAGTGAAGGAACAGACGCTCTAAATGAATTTATTGCAGTATTTACTAGCGTACGAGCCACAACTCGTGAAAGCGCAGAAACTATTGCAACAGGTTTAAGAACAATATTTACTAGAATTCAAAGAGAAAGTACTATTGATGCTCTTAAGGAATATGGAGTTAATCTACAAAATCTTGACGGTAAATTTGTTGGAGCTTATAAATCGGTAGAATTACTTTCTCAAGGACTATCAAGATTAGACCCTAGAGATGTTAAATTTTCCAAAATCATTGAAGAACTTGGTGGTTTCCGACAGATTGGCAAAGTTATCCCTTTGATCCAAGAATTCTCTACTGCACAACAAGCATTGTCGGTTGCTCAACAGGGACAAGGCTCGCTAGCCACAGATGCTGCCAAAGCACAACTATCATTAGCTAATCAAATTGCCAAAACAAGAGAAGAATTTTTAGCACTATTCAGAGATATAGGATCGTCTAATACTTTTCAAACAATGGTTACTGGAGCTTTGCAGCTAACAAGCGCCTTAATCAAGGTTGTCGGGGCTGCTAAAGGCTTGCTACCAATGTTTACTGCCATTGCTGCTGTACAAGGAGCCAAAGCAATATCCCGATTTGCCGGAGGATTATATGAAGGACTATCTGGTGGAGGTAAAGATTCTTCAAAGAAAGGATTTGCTACCGGAGGTTTGGTTCCTGGAGTAGGAGATAGTGATAGTGTTCCGGCAATGCTTACTCCCGGAGAGTTTGTTGTTCGTAAAGCAGCCGTAAAAGCTATGGGCGTTAATAAATTACATAGCATGAATAAATATGGTAGTGGTGGGAAAATAGAAACCTTTACAGTGGAGCAGTTGGCAAAAGCAGGTGGTCCCGAGACTATTTTTGAATTTGCTAAAAAGAAAAAAGACATAGAACTAGATGATAAAGTTACTGGTAAAATTAATAAAATAGAACCAAATCTTGGGCCAAAAGATTTTAAAGAAATTATTAGTAGATCTGAAGCTATTGCTAATGAGTCTGCTGGAGGAAAAAGCTCATATAGAGATTTAGAACTAACCCAAGAAAATAAACAAAATTATCTAGATGTTTATTTTGGTAAGGGTTCTAATAAAAGAAAATGGAATCCACAAGCAAGCCTATGGAAAAGCGCAGAAAAGAGGTGGGGATCAGCTTTTGAAGACTATATTGTAGCTCATTCAGACGATCAGTTAGAATCTGTTGCAGGAGGCAATTTCCCTATTGATGTTAGAAGAAAAAGAGGCAAAGCCCCCGCAGAAGTTAAATTTAGATCTGTTGAAGAAGAACCAGAGACTTTAATTAGTAAATTATTTAGATATAAGATCAAATCATCAGAACAAAAATTACTATCTCAATTTACAGAAGCAAGAAAAGATAAAATAGATGATATTCAAGTAGGAAATATTGATTATTATCGTGCAGCAGAATCTAAACATAAATTTTATGAGTATTTATTTGATCATCCTGATGCTTATCAGAAATTTGCAGATGGTGGCTGGGTTAAAAGAATGCAGCAGCAACCCATTAATAAACTTAAAGACGAACTAGGATTACTTGATTCTACATTGGAGTTATTTGGTTTTCAAAGAAAGGTTCCAATTAGCACATTCAGTAAATCGGCCCCTTTCATGGAAGATGCTGGGAAAAAAGAAGTTAAAGAAAGAATAGACGCGATCCAAAAGTTCCTAGCTGCTAAAGAACCACAAAAGGGAAAAGAAGTTGAGAAAGAAATAACTTTACCAAAAGCTCCATCTAACATTTCAGATCATCTTAAATCGTTAATTGCAGAAAATAAAACATATGAAATAACAAGAGGAGTTTATGGGGGTGTTGTTAAACAAGCATTAAATGAAGCATATAGGGGAAATTTGGGTCCTGGTAATAAACAAGAAAATATAGATAAGGTTGGACCAAAAAGTATAGTTAGATACAATCCAGACAGAGAATACGTTGATGTTCCTTTGAGCGTGTTAGAAAATGATGTCAAATATATTGATAAAGTTAAAAGTTTAGAAGGTAGAGATGTTGAAAATCTAACTGCTAATAAAGGCTATAGCGTTAGTGATATGCTAGATACTATTAGAGCATATCAGGCAATAGGCTTAGACGGAGCTCTTAATCCCGCTTTGGGTAGAAAAGAAGATTTAAGTCAGTCATTAGCTGATGTAGCAGGTTTGAATAAGACAAAAAGAAAAAAACTTGGACCAGCAGTAGATCAGCCATTGTCTTATTTTGCTGGATCATTAGATGCTGCTATGCAATTTTCATTACCAGAAAAATTATATAGTGGTATAGGAGCTAGTAAGCAAAAACTATTTATAGAATCAGCTGGCGTAAAAATTAATAAACTAGAAGATACCAAAAAACTAGTTGGAAAAACTGTCAGTATACCTTCTTTCTTATCTACTTCAGAAGTGCCAGCCACAGCAGAAAGCTTTGCAAGAACAGGCATGATGACAATAGAAACAAACAAAAAAAGCAAAGGATTAAGTCCAGAAAGAGCTAAGACAGAAACAATTAACAGAGACAAATCAAAAACAAGAAAAATAGACCAGAGACTTATCTCTGATTCTTACGGTAAGGGCAAAGCCGATGAAAATTATGCTGACGATTATGATATTGAATCAGAATATATTCTACCAAGAAATTCTCAATTTAAAGTAAAAAATATAGAGGCTAACGATAATAGTACAGAAGGTGGAAATCTTCTTGAATCGCTCAATATGGATTGGGCTGTAAAAATGTTAAGCCGTGGAGGGAAAGCACAAAAATTTGCAGACGGTGGAGTAGCTCAACGAAAAGTTGGATATATTGATTATGACGTTATTGCTAATCCTGATAATGAAGCCGTTGTCAAGAAGGGTATGGAAGCCACCGGAATGACCGGTCCTAGACTGTATACTGATCATTTAACACAGCTAGCAATACAAGCAAGAAAAGAAAGTAGTCTAGATAAATTAAGAGCAATATATGGTGTTGCTGGTAGTGGTAAAACAACACTAGCAAGAGGCCAAGGAACAGATAGTGGAACTTTAAGACAAACTGAAAGATTCCCAATATTATCTCCAGAAGATATTCAAAGAGCTACTGAGGTTTTAGTTTTAAGTAGTAGTGTTTCAAAAGATAAATTAGATAACGTTTTTGGAGAGACAGACAGAACATATACTTTAAGCTCTACTACTAAAGAGGAAAGAGAAGGAGTTAGATCTCGTAGAGTTGGAAGAGACATTAGTGGTATAGGTTTAGAAAATCGTAAACCTGGATCCACAACCAATGTTGCAACAGATACCGCTGTCAGTGAAGCTTTATTATCAGACAGACTTGGTAATAGATCTACTGTTTTAGGTCGCTCTGAGAGTGGCAGATTACGCAGAAAACAGGGAGATGAACTGGTTGATGTGGTTAAAAAGAAAATAGGATTTACATGGGGAGGTTATTCTCCAATGACCGCTGGTCATGAAAGTATTCTGGATGCGGCAGCCGCAATGGGCATACCCCCAGAAGATTTCATTTATATGGTTGGATCCAACGAAGGAATAGTCCCTGGAAAAGAGCAATCCTATAGAACAGCAATATTTGATCAAGATACTAGAGTTTTATTGGCAAAAGCTGGTGCTGGTGCTCGTGGAGCCACTGTGCTTCCAAAACCAAGAGACTTTGAAGTTCCTCAAGCTTTCGACCTCTCTGAACCAGGAGAACGCCGCAAAGTATTAGTACCAGCTAAAGGTAGCACAACATTTGTGGCTGATAAAGATCCAAAAGAAACAGAAAAATATAAAACAGCTGGATATAAAGTTAAGAATATAGAGAGAACTGGTGGTATTAGTGGAACGATGGTTCGTGACCTTATAAAAGAAGGCAATCTTGGAGAATTACAAAAGGTATTGAGTCCTGGAGTTTATGATCTAATTTCGAGAAATATAGGGAGAATTCAGAACAGAAGTAAAATACTTCCTTCAATCATAGAAGAAGTCAAACAAACACAAGGCGTTAAATTAGCTGATATAGAACAACAAATTAAAACTGTAGGTATTTCCAGAATAGATAATAAAAAAGCAGAAACCGATCCAGAATATGCTGCAAAAGTTGAGGCCCTCAAGGAGTTAAGAGAAAAAAGAGATAATATCAAATCATCAGCATCATTTGAACCACACAAACTATTAGCCGCACTAGCTGTCAAACAACCAGAAAAATATGGTTTGGATTTGAGCACAACATTGGATGATGTTTCCGCTCCTATGCGTACGATGTCTTTCGGTGCAGTTC